TGTTTAAAGATGAGAAAGATTTTGATGAATTCAAATTAGCTATGCATGACTATATTGTTGGTATCAACAATCGTGCACAACAGATTCAAGGTCGTGCAAGTTTAGCGCACTATTACAATAATCTTTTAATTGGACGTAGAGACCATGATTTAAGTTTCACTAGTGAAGATATGGCTCTTTTGGAAGATTATATGTTTAATTTTAAAGATATTAAATATGAAGAACTTTGTGAACACAAGAAAGATACTATCACACTTGGAGGTGTCGGCGGTGAGAAAATGTGTCCTTACATTTTAGTGTAATGGAAAGGGATTCAAATTTTATACTCTTAAATCATCAATATTGTTTTACTATTAGTTAGAAAATTAACCTTATAATGGCTGAAAAAGTCCAATTTACCGGAAATGATCACTCAACACAGATGTTAAGTGGTGGTGCGATGTCTGTTGAAAATGTCAACGTTGTCAAAAACAGTGGGCATTTTAATACAGATACAAATGCTTCTACTTCAACATTTAATGTTAATATGTTAGATACATTTCTTAAATACCCCACTGTTCTTTTTGACGGAACCATCAACTCAACAATGGCTATCGGCACCACCATCTATCAAACTAATGTCAGTCCCTCACTTTTGAATTCAACTTCATTAACACGTATTTCTAATTTTGCATCTAATTTTAGACAATGGACTGGTTCAATGTCAACTCGCTTGATATTCACCAAACCAATCTTCGTTCAAACGAAAGTTATCGCAGCATTTATACCTGGAGCAACAATCGAGAATTCACACAATTTGACGATTTCAGATATGTATGGTGCACAATATCATGTCGTCATGAATCCTGATAACGATAATGAATTAGAATTCAAAATACCATTCATATCTGGTGTTAATTGGTTAAATATGGAAGATTCCACCGGTTTGTTTATCATTAAACTTTTTCAACCTTTAATTGCTTCACAACCTACAGGAGTAGCTAATGTTTCAATTCCTTTTACCATCACTTTGTCAAGTAATTGTAACACTACAGTTAATGGAGAGAAACTTATGCCACTCAACTTCCGCTATCTTATCGCGCCGAGCTATCGCAATCAAAACTTAGCCAATGATTTCAAAGAAATTATAGCTAATTCAATCAGTCCTCAGATCAAAGATATTTCCACCAACAAATACGCCGGTTATATACCCAATATCCAGACAGACGGTTATGTTGCTAAAACTCTGATTTTTATGCCCAAGAAAGCTTTAGCTTCTTATATTGATCAAAGTTATACTGACACTAGTCGTGATACTGGTTTTCTTAACACACCTAATTCTATTGATTCAAGTCGTGATTTAATGTTCACAAATAGTAGATTACCAATTGTTCCACCTTTTGCTATGGCACATTTTACAAATCATTTCTATGTCAAAGTGGAACACACATTTCCTGAAATAACCTATGATCTAGCCATCCCAAACAATACATATACAGGTGATTATAGTGGTTCAGTAGTTGTGTTGTTATTTAGCTCTTCTCAACAAGTTTGTGAAGTAGGTGCATATCTTGGTTCGACTTTAACTTTCACGAAGACTAACGGTAATGTTGTTAGCATTTTTGATACAGTAACAGCAGTTGTGTCGCGTAATCAAGGTTTTTACAATTATTATGTGCATGGTTTGAATTCTATGGGCGGAACGTTTGCAGCAGCTGATGAGATTGATTTTACAGCGCCTATTACATTTACTATGAAATCAGATGCCACAATCTTTCCAACTTATCAAGCTCAACGTAATGATATGCATGATATAGTTCAATCAGATCGTGGCAATCCAGATTCCACACATTTTGCTTTGTTTAGTACATCCGACAAAGAAGAGGTAGAATATCAAATTAGAAACGGAAACTTTTCAAATCTGTACGTGGCAACTCAAGATCAGATGGCTGCTTCATTTGCTGATCGTGCTTTATCCACATCATCTTTAGTTTCCGGAGATAGTGGTATTGAACGAGTTGATTTCATATCAATTTTAATGGCAATTAAAATTGGAGTTGATGTGGTTGCAAAAGCGTCTAGAGTTTTATCAGATGTTCTTACTTATCTGATTCCAGTGTTCCAAGCAAATGGTTCATATGTGAGTCCAAATCAAGTTATGACGTTTGATCTTACCGGTCCTTCACCTACGTATTATGAAATTGATAGATCCAGAAGTTCAGCAGATCAATTGCCACCAGTCACCAATGCACAAATCAATGTATTTTCTTTGTAAAGGGTTATCATTCATTATACTACAATATTATGTCTCGTGATACACCCTTCTTAATATCTTTCCGTCAATCAAATAATATCTCTTTGTCAAGGTTTTGTTTTAATTTGGCAAGGCAAATACTAATTAATTTAAAAGAAGATCCAACATCCATTTATTGTACATCATTGAATACTGATATTCTTCACGGATACAGCAACCAATTTTGTGTGATTTTAAACGATATTTTTACAGATCATACAAGGAGCAGCAAACAACTATCAATTCTTCGCGAGGTACTCTCAAATTCATCTTTTTCTGTTAATACTAATCGTTACAAAGAACCAATTTTCTTCAATAGCAAAATCATTATACTCAACACTTCAAACTTTTATCCTGACATTCGTAGTAATTTTAATTATTTAGTTCATCATTCTAATATTTCATTTGAGTATTGTTGTGTAATAGAATCATTTTATAAAGAAGTGCGTCCAATTGTTCCGCCTAGTTTCAATCGTCCTGATCCTGAGTCATATTATTGTGAAGGCGTTTCATATAATCCAAATAAACACATTTGTGAAAAAGGTGAGATAGCAAATGTCACGACAGACGCCTATCAGCGTTATATTAGTAGGCGCACCTAAAATTGGCAAGTCGCATTTAACCATCAAATTAGCACGTGATCTCAATGATCATTGTTTTAAAGTTAAAAATTATGTTCATTGTTTAACAATGACCACAAAACATCTTGATGGTTACATGCAACAACCGATTGTTATACTTGATGATCACTATAAACTTAATGATGGTAAACAAGAAATTGACGCATCAGCAGTTTTTAATATGATTTCCTGTACAAAATACTATCCTTCTTTTGCAGCAATGGAATATAAAGGTATTGATTTTAATTCAAAATTTGTTATAATAACAAGCAATTTTGGTTATCCACGTACACAATTTTTAGCAACTGCACTTCATCGTCGTCACAAGCATCATGTTATAGCGATACCAACAACAACAAAATTAGAATATGATTTTTCACACTTACGGTTTTATCATACAGTAGAAATTATTGATCCTTGGAATGGTAATTATCAATACCCTTTCTCTGAAAGAGATGATATTCCAATTAGTATTAAACAGTGGGAAACTTTCCCTTTCAAGGATCGATATAAATTGATAGATTATTCACAGCTCGTCAAAATACTGATTGGAGATTATGAACATGAAACTAAAATTTATAATAACATCTTAAAAACACTTATTAGATAGGGTTACTAGTTACCAAAATTTATACAATATTTCTAGAAATACACTCAAATTTTTCGTCCAAAATAAATAAATTTAAAATGGAAAACGATAATGTCAGAATCAAAATGATCGTTTCAAAAGAACGCTTAAACAATGTTTGTCAAGTTTCAAAATACAGATCGCCTATACATTCTTTCGTTTGGCATCATAAACAACGTATACCAACAATCATCATTGGCTCTGTTACTTTTTCTGCAAAAAATTGGGCTATTGATGATAATCAGAAAGTCATAACGTTAGTGGACAGCGTTACTAATATGTTAAATGATAATCGTTTTGTAGAACAACATGCAGATCTATTATCGGCTGATTATTTTGATTTTAAAGAAGTGTTCAACCTTGATAACGATCGAACAATCACAATCACCACCACAAAAGTCACAAAATAGATTTATATCTTATGACAATAAAATAAAATAAAAATATATAAAATAAGTTTTATGAACGCAAAAACAAAATAAAAATTTCAAAATTTAAAATTCACAAAACACAAAAACAAAATAATTCAAAAGAAGACATAAAATAAAATTTATGTTATAGTTGAATTCTATTAGAAAATTCTTAAAAGTACCGCATTTCAATTTTCTTTATTACTTTCTTTATT